ACCAACCTGGCGTGGTTCGGACTGGACGAATTGTCTTACACCCAGGAGGACGCCTGGGTGGTGCTCGAGGGGCGGCTACGGGATCCGAAAGCGAGCCGGCTGTGCGGGTTCGCGACCTGGACGCCGAAGGGGTTCGACTGGGTGTACCGGCGATTCGTGCAAGACCGTGTGGAAGGCTACGAGTTAGTGGTCGCCGAACCGTTCGAGAATCACTATCTGCTGGAACAGATTCCGGACTTCTACGAGCGGCTGAGACGAAGCTACGACGCGAAGTTCTACGAACAGGAAGTGATGGGGAAATACATCAGTCTGAGCGCGGGGCTGGTGTATCACGCGTTCAGCAGGGCGGAGCACCTGGCGGACTTGAAGGTGGAAAATGCGCTGCCGCTGCTGTGGGCGCTGGACTTCAACGTAGACCCGATGTGCTCAGTGGTGGCGCAGATCGCGGGCGAGAGGGTGCGGGTTCTGGCGGAAATCGTACTGAGCCGCTCGACGACTCTGGAGGCGTGCGAAGAATTCGCGGCGCGTTTCCCACGCCACGGAGCAGGGATCTGCGTGTACGGCGATGCATCGGGAAGTCACATGCAAACCGCCGGGACGACGGACTACCAAGTCATCCGGGGGTTCTTTCAGCGCGAAGGCTACCGCAACGTTACTTACAAGGTACCGAGAGCGAATCCGCCGGTGAGAGAGCGCGTGGGGCTGATGAACGCTAAGCTGCACTCGGCGTCCTCGGAGGCGCACTTAGTAATCGACCGGAAGTGCGCGGAACTGGTCAAAGACCTGGAGCAGGTGACTTACAAGCCGGACAGCACGGTAATCGATAAAGACAAAGACCCGCGGCGGACGCACTTATCGGATGCCCTGGGCTATCTGGTGTGGCAGGAGTGCCGGCCGCAGGCGCCCGTGGGCGAGCGAGGCATGCGGCTGTTATAGACGAACGGGGAGAACCGGGAGACAGAAATGGAAATCGATCGGGAACATCCGGATTATAAGCGCCGCAAGGCGATGTGGAGGGCCTACCGGGACCTGTATCTAGGCGGCGAGCAACTCAAAGAGAACGCCGCGGAGTACCTGGTACGACGGCAGAAGGAACCGGGCGATGTGTTCGCCGAGCGGCTGGCCCGGGTGTTCTACGAGAACTACGTAGGATCGATCATCGACTGGTACGCGGCGACGCTGTTCCGGCGCGAACCGATACTGACGTTCGAGGGCGACAACGAGGCGGCCAAGTCGTTCTTCTGTGCGTTCACGGAAGACTGCGACCTGAAACAGACGAGCCTGAGCGACTTCTTCCGGCGGCAGTTGATGGAGGCGCTGGTAAGCGGGAGCAGCTATATCCTGGTGGACTTTCCGCGCATCGCGCAACCCGCGGCAAACCGGGCCGAAGAAGACCGGCAGGGAGCGTCGCGAGCCTACCTGGTGGGCTACCAGGCGGAAGACCTCATCAACTGGAGCCAGGACCAGCAGGGCAACCTCGAGTGGGTGGTTCTGCGGACCTCAAACCTGCGGCAGGACACTCCAGACGGCGGTTGGTTCAAAGAAACGCGGTGGGTCTATTACGACAAAGAAGCGTTCCGCATCTACCGGCGGGTGGAGGGCAAGGCCGGCGAGAAGGGCATACCGGAACTGGTGGACGAGGGGCGGCACGGGCTAGCCGGTCTGCGGCGGGTGCCGCTGTTCCGGCTGCAGGTCTCCGATGGGCTCTGGCTGATGAACAAGGCGGCGGCGCTGCAACTGGAGCACTTCAACAAGTCGAACGCGCTGGGCTGGGCGCTGACGATGGGGCTGTTCGCGATGCCGGTGGTTTACTCGGACCGCGAGTGGGACCAGATCGTCGGGGAGTCCTACTACATTCAACTCGGGCCAAACGACAAGTTCGGGTGGACGGAGCCGGAAGGGAAGGTCTACCAGATCGCAGTGGACAACCTGAACCGGCTGAAGACCGAGATCTACCGGGTGTGCTACCTCATGCCGCAGTCGTGGGACGCCCAGACGACGCAGTCGGGAACGAGCAAGCTGCGAGATTTTACGGTCACGCACGAAGTGCTGCGGGCCTACGGAGACGCGATCAAGGACACGTTGAAGCGCCTGCTGCGGGCGATCGAGGCAGCACGGCAGGACGAGCTGACGGTGGATGTATCGGGTCTGGACGAGTTCGATATCGGCGACTTTTCGAGCGAGTTGGACGATGCGCAGCGGCTGCTGACGTTGGGAGTGGGGTCGCCGACTTTGCGCAAGGAGATCTTCAAGAAGCTGGCGCAGAAGTACCTGTGCGACGTGAGGCAGGAACTGAAGGACCAGATCGTGAAGGAGATTGAAGAGGCGGCAGGGTAAGGAGCGCTATGGACGGAGAACAACTGCAAGGCGAAGACGGAGTGCGGGCGATCGTAAGAGATGCCATCGATGAGTTCTTGAGGAGGGAGCAAGTCAGGTCGGAGCCCGCCTACAAGAACGAACTGGTGGAGGAGAAGAAGAAGCGGGAACAACTCGAGCGCCGGCTGAACGAACTGGTGGCAGAGAACCAGCGCAGCCGGAAGATGGCGGAGGAAGCGGACCGGGGCGCGACGATTCGATCGGAGCTGCAACGGCTGGGCGTGGCCAAAGTGGAGATCGCGTTCAAAGCGGTAAAAGACGACATTTTCCGCGCGGAAGATGGGCGGCTGCTGGCGAAGGGGGAAGACGGCGAAGTGAGTGTGAAGGAATATCTTTCGCACTTTCTAAGCGAGAACCCGGAGTTCCTCCCGGCGCGCATTCAAGGCGGGTCGGGGGTAACGACGGCGCACAAAGCAGCTTCGGCGCCGGCAGCGGTCAGCGATCTGGACAAAATCCGGCCGGGGATGAGTCCGGAGGAAGCGGAACGGATCCGGCAGGACATCGTGAGAATAACCTCGCAGTCACTCAGAGGGATCTGAGAAGGGGCGAGGGGACTAACTGGAGGAGAACGAATGCCAGCAATTACTTCAAGTAACGTGGCGAACGCGATTGTGAAGCTGGTGGCTGTGGATGCCTTACCCGCTCTGATGGGGAACCTGGTCATGGGGAACCTGGTCAATCGCGATTTCGAACCGACGCTCGCGCAGGGCGGCGACACGGTGAACGTGCCGATCCCGCCCACGCTGGTGGCGAACAACCTAGCCGAAGGCGGCACGGTGCAGACGCAGAACCCGACACTGGGCAACGCGCAGATCGTGCTGAACACACACGCCGAGGCTACCTTCCTGGTGCCGGACGTGACCAAAGTCCTGGCGGTTCCGGACCTGCTGAAGTTGTACATGCAGCCGGCCATGGTGGCGCTTGCCGAGAAGATCGAGACGGACCTGCTGAACACGTATGCCAGCTTCACGTCGAATGCGCCGGTGGGGACGCCGGGGACGCTGCTCACGGAAGCCGTGGTGGACGCGGCCGAGACGGAACTGTTCCAGGCCAAGTTGCCGGCGACCGAGCCCAGGTATCTGATCGTGGACGCAAACTCGTACTCGGCGTTGCGCCAGATCGACCGCTTCAGCGAGTACCAGACGGCGGGCGAGGCAGGGCTGCGCGCGGTGATAGACGGGACGGTGGGGAAGATCAAGGACTTCTTCGTGTTCCGTTCGCAATTCGTCGCCAAGACCGGCAGCTCGCCGGTGACGACGCACAACCTGGCGTTTGCTAAGAGCGCGCTGGGCCTGGTGGTCCGGCGCCTGCCGCAACCGCTGCCCGGTACGGGAGCGATCGCGGAGTACGCGGAGCTGGGCAACTTCGGGATGCGGGTGACCCTGAGCTACCAGCCGAACACTCTGGCACAGCAGTTCACAGTGGACGTGCTGTACGGCGTGGGCGTGCTGCGGAACGGCCACGGCGTCCAGGTGAACTCGTAGGCACATCGGAGCTGTCAGCCGTCAGCTATCAGCCGTCAGCTAACAGGCGACGGCGCGTGGCTGGCGGCTGGCGGCCGAGCGCAAGGCTGACAGAGTTTTCGGGCAGCCCGATGCGGCTCAGGGGAGCCGCACCACAGGAGATGAAAAAGAGGCGGAGGGTGTATGGACGTGAGGGCGTTTTACCAGAAAGTCCGGCAGGTTGCCGAGACGATCGCCGAAGCGTACGCGGTGGTGATCAGTTTCCCGACGCCGGACGGAGGACGGGAGGGCATCGCCAGCGAAGTGGCACGGACGCTGGCCGCCCTGCTGGTGGTGGAAGGAAAGGCGCGGCTGGCAACAGCGGAGGAGGCGTCGGAATTCCGAGGCCGGGCCGCGGACGCGAAAACGGCGGCGGAGCAGCTTGCGGCCGCGAGCAAGGTGCAGTTCACCGTTCTTTCAGATGCCGAGTTTCGGGCGCTGAAGGGCGGAAAAAAAGGATAAAGGGCCCAAGCGGGGCGTGAGGTCGAGGGACGATGGCGCTATTCACCGATGGATCGATATCGACGATTGAGGAGCTCGTGGAATACGAGTCTGCGGTCCTGGACGTGGCCAAGACGGAGAGGATCGACCTGACGGCGAAGCTGAAGCTGGCGCAAGAGGAACTGGGCGTCGAACTGGACGCGCTGCTCCGACGCCGGCAGGAATCGGAAAACGTCCTGTGGGCCACGGTGCGGCGAGGACTGGGACACGTGGTAGTGACCGAGGCGCTGCACAAGTGGCACACCTTCCGGACACTGAGCCTGGTCTACCGAGACGCGTACAACCGCCAACTGAACGATCGCTTCCTGGGGAAATGGCAGGAGTACGACAAGATGGCGGATTGGGCACGCCAGTCGCTGACCAACGGCGGGGTGGGAATGACGAGCTCGCCGATGCCGCGGGCGGCGAGGCCGGAGCTGGGCACGGTGGCTGGAAGAGCGGCTGCTACGACGTACTTCGTGAGCGTGACGTGGGTCGCGCAGAGCGGAATTGAAGGAGCGCCGAGCACGATCACGGCGCTGACAACGACGATGCCGAGCGCGCTGACGGTGATGGCCGTCGATCCTCCGGCGACGGCGGCAGGCTGGAACGTCTACGCAAGCTGTTCTGCGACGGGGCTGACCCGCCAGAACGACACGCCGATGGCGCTGGGTCAGACCTGGACCGAACCGGCGGCCGGGCTGGCAAAAGGCAAGCCGGTGTCCTGTGGGCAACGGCCGGAGATGTTCCTGCGCCTGACAGGAATGCTGAACAGGGGGTAGCGATGCCAGCGATCGGAGCGGATGCGACACGCAAGGTAGTAGAGATGCTGGCGGGGGCCACCGGCTTGCCGTTCACGGTGCCGGACCTGGCCCGGCAGGAGAACGCGGAGTTGGCGCCGATCTCGCCGGCCCAGATCGTGTCGGAGAACGTCGCGTTCGAGATGGCCGAAAAGACGGCGGGTGTGACGTATCCGGCGGTGTACGTCTACTGCGACAAGCTGTCGAACGGGTTGAGGGAGAAGTTCCGGACGTTTTCGGGCACGGCGAGCATGGCGATCGAGATACGGGTTTCTCACGAGCGGCTGGAGAGACTGGCCCGGGACCTTCACCTTTATGCGGCGGCGGCCAGCGGGGTGCTGGACTCCCACCGGGGCGATTGGGACGGCGGGATGTTCTACACCGGCGGCTATGAAGTAATATTCGGAGCAGTGAAGAGGGGCGGCAGCAGTTTCCTGCAGACGGCGAAGATCAGCTTCGATGTGGACGTGAGTTACTGAGCCAGCGGCGCGGGGGCGTCAAGTTGCTCACGCGAGCGTTTCGGTGCTGAGGCTCGCCCTGGACGGGCTGGCGGCTCCAGGTGAAAAGGGAGAAAACGATGGCGTGCAACTATATTTCATCCAATAACAACCGGCTCTATGTGGGCTTGGAGTCGAATTACGGACAGGTGCCTGCGATCCAGAGCGGGAACCGGATTCCGGCCGTAAAGCTCGCGGCCAAGCAGCAGATGATCCGGCCCGAACGGAAGGACAAGACGGGCACGAGAACCTACGGGGGCACTCCGGCGGGGCTCAGGAAGAGCACCACGTTCGACCTGGCGACCTATATGACGGGCTGGAGCACACCGAACGCCGAGCCGGTTTACGGCCCGTTGTTCCAGGCCAGCCTGGGCGCGGCGCCCCTGTTCTTCGAGGGCGGAACGGCCGCGGCAAACGCCAACACAAAGCTGCTCAGCTTTGCGGCCCCGCACGGCCTGGCACCGGGACAAGCGGTCACGTTCGGCGGCGAACTCCGGTTCGCGTGCTCGATCGTCGACCAGACGACAATCGAACTCAGCTCACCGTTTACGGTGGCGCCTACGACCGGAGCGCCGATCGGGCCGACGGTGACCTATCAGCCAGCGACGGCGCTGGCGAGCACGAGCATCTTCGACTACTGGTGCCCGGCGGCAGCAGTGCAGCGGGTTCTGTGCGGGGCGGCGGTGGACCAACTGAAGATCAACATCAATGGCGACTACCACGAGTTCGAGTTCATCGGAATCGCGGCCGATGTGATCGACAGCACCAGTTTCACGGCCCAGCAGGGCGGACTGGCCAGCTTCCCGGCGGAGCCGGCCCTGACGCCGTACAACTACTCGATCATCCCGGGGCACCTGGGCCAGGTGTGGCTGGGCACAAATCCGGACCGGTTCCTCACGATCACGGCGGCAAAGATCACGCTGCAAAATGCACTCGACAAACGCGAGCGGGAATTCGGAACGGACATTCCGCGGTGCCTGGCGCCGGGCATGAGGACGGTCACGGCGGACCTGGAACTATTCGAGACGAACGACGATGCTACGCGCGGGCTGTATCAGGCGGCGCGGCAGAGTTCCCCCATCGCGGTAATGCTGCAACTCGGACAGCAGCCGGGCCAGCTCGCGGGGGTGTACCTCAAGAGTGTGGTCCCGGAAGTCCCCGAGTTCGACGACAGCCAAACGCGGCTGCAGTGGAAGCTCGCGGGCAGCAGGGCGCAGGGAACGGGAAACGACGAGATGTACGTGGCCTTCGGATAGGCGGGCGCCGATGGAGTACGCAAGCGAGAAGAGAATCGAATCAAAGGCCCTGCCGGGGGTATGTTTCACGATCGCGCGCATGTCGTTCGGACGGCGGATCGAGCTGACGCAGCAGATCTGGGAACTGGCCGGGAAGGCGGAGCACCTGGTGGCGGGCGGCGATGTGCGGGGAAAGCTCGAGGCGGCGCTGGTCGCAGCCGAGATCGACCGCATCTATCTGCGCTGGGGGCTCCGCCAGATCGAGGGACTGACGGTTGACGGGGCGCAGGCAACCGCCGAGCTGGTAGTTATGCAAGGTCCCGAAGCGCTCTGCCGGGAAGTAGTGGCCGCCATCAAAGCGGAGTGCGGCCTGACCGTGGAAGAAGCAAAAAACTGAGAGTCGCATTCCACTTCCAGTTCTCGAATCCAGCCGGGTGGAGGTGCGACGAATGCAGGAAGAGCGGGCTGGAGGTCAAGCGCCGGTGCAAGTGGGTGGCGGGGGCGCTGGCGAGGGAGCCGCGGGCGGTGTGGGCACGCGCTGGTGTGGCAACGGAAGTGTGCCCGAAATCCTATATTTCGGGCGACAGCAGGGCGTGGCTGGATGAGTTCCAGGCATGGAAGCGCCTGGGCTATCCGGATCCGCACACATTGAGCGCCCGCGAGGTGCACGCGATGGTGATTCTGGAGCAGGAGCTTAGTGAGGTGAAGCGTGGCGAACGCTGAAAGCGGACTTGAGGAATTGGCGTTAAGGCTCGCCGACGCCCTGGGAGCGGCTCAGATCCCGCCAACCGAACCACTGGCTTCCCTGGGGGGGCCTGGCAGCGAGGCGGCTGGTGGCACGAGCGAAGGAAGCGCCAGTGCCGGCGTTTCGGCGGTCTTACAGGTCGCGCAACGCCTGGCTAGTAGCGGGACAGTGGGCGGCACAGGCGGGGGAAGCGCGGGTACGGGCGATCCGGTGGCGGCGGAGATCGAGCAACTCCTGGCCGGTGGCGGGACGGTTGACGGTGGGAGTGACGCAAGCGCCAGCGTGGACGATTCGGCAACGGCACAGATCGAGCAACTCCTGGCCGGCAGCGGGACGGCCGGCGGTGGGAGCGAGGGAATCGCCAGTACGGGCGCGTCGGCAGCGGCGCAGGTCGAGCAACTCGTGGCTGACAGCGGGACGGTTGACAGCATGGGCGATCCGGTGGCGGCAGAGATCGGGCAACTCGTGGCCGGGGGCGGGACGGTTGACGGCACGGGCGATTCGGCAGCTGCACAGATCGAGCAACTCGTGGCTGACAGCGGGGCGGTTGGCGGCGCGGGCGATTCGGCAGCGGCACAGATCGAGCAATTCGTGGCCGGCAGCGGGGCGGTTGGCGGCGCGGGCGATTCGGCGGCGCAGGTCGAGCAGCTACTGACCGGCAGTGCAGGCGAGGACCTTGCGAGCACAGCGGATACGGACGCTGCGTTGACGGCGGCGGTTGAGCAACCGCGCCCCATTGCCCGGGTACAGGCCGGAACGGCCAGCCAGAGTAGCAGCGCGTTCGACAGCAGCTCGCAGTCGAACTCGGGGGGCAGTTCCGCGCTGGATACGATCGGCAGCGTGGCAGCGAGCGTGTTCGAGAACGAACTCGGGCTGGCACCCCTGATCGACGGCCTGATGAGCCTGTTCGGCGGGAGCGGCGGCTCGACGACGCCTCCTCCGCTGAGCAGTTACGCGGCGCCGGAATCGGTCCAGTTTGAGGGCGACGTCTACCGTAGCGCGAACACGACCGACTGGAGCGGAAGCGGGGGAACCCAGAGTGGAGCGCCGCTTCCGACCAACACGCAGATCACTGTGCAAGTGAACGCCATGGACAGCCAATCGTTCCTCGATCATAGCCAGGACATCGCCAATGCGGTGCGGCAAGCGATGCTCAACTCGAATTCCCTGAACGACGTGGTGAGCGACCTATGAGCACGTTTCCGGTACTGAAGACGGGGGCCGTGGCCCAGTATCCGGCGACACGGACAACGGGGTACGCAACGCAGGCGTTCCGGTTTCTCGACGGCAGCGAGCAGAAGTTTCCGCAGCGCGGAAGCGCGGCGACGAGGTGGGTCGTCAAGCTGGACCTGCTGGACGATACGGAGATGGCGCAGGTCTGCGCGTTTTTCCAGTCGCAACAAGGCCGCTTCGGCACGTTTTCGTTTGTGGACCCCTGGGACGCGACCACCCATCCTAACTGCAGTTTCGAGTCGGACGAGCTGGCGCTCAGCCTGGACGGCGAAGCGCGAGGGAGCCTGCGACTGGTGATCAAGGAGAACGGCTGATGCTGTACTTTCCCCAACTCGCAAGCGGAGCGGTGAGCCAGTTCCCGTGCAGGAAACAGGTGCGCCAACGGACGCTGGTCAACACGCTAGCTGACGGCAGCGAAGTGAAGCTGTTCGACCCCGGCGCGTGCAGGGTGGAATGGGAAATCGACCTGGCGAGCCTGACGAACGCGGAGTGGGTCGCGATCCGGGAGCTGTTTGGGGCAGCCGAGGGGAAATTGGGGACGTTCCTCTTTCTGGATCCGTTCGGCAACCTTCTGAGCTGGAGCGAGGAGCCGGGCGCGGCGGCGTGGGTGAAAGATGCGGGGTTGACGCTGACCGGGAGCGTTGCCGACCCGTGGGGCGGGACGGGGGCGACCCGCGTAGCCAACTCATCTGGAACCACGCAGAACCTGGCGCAGACGGTAGCGGTTCCCTCCTGGTATCGGTACTGCTTCAGCGTATGGGCGCGCAGCGAGGCGGCGGGACACGCGACGCTCTGCGTGAGCGCGGGGACGGAATCGAAACAGCAGAGCCAGGCGGTGGGGCCGGCCTGGCGACGGCTGACGCTGGGAGCCCCGTTGACCACGCAGCAAGGGACGGCGACCTTCGGGGTCACGATTCCGGGCGGGGTGACGGTGGAGTTGTTCGGGTTCCAGGCGGAGGCACAGGTGGGCGCATCGAGCTACAAAGCTACGGGCGCCCAAAGCGGAGTGTACGCGAATGTGTCGTTCCTGAACGATGTGCTGGAGATGACGAGCGAGGCGCCGGGGATCTACTCGTGCCCTGTGAGGATTGGCACGAAGGGCTGAACCAACCGGAAGCGGGTCTGGAGAGCCGCTGCAGGCGTGGACGCCTGCCCCACGAACGATAGGTGAACATGGATGGCGACGATCAACGACATCAAAGAGCAGAGCATCACCGCGACGCCGCTGTTGCTGTTCGACTGCGTGCTGAGTTCGGGCGCGGTGGAGCGCTGGAGCACGCACGCGGCGATGGTGAACGGGCAGCAATACTCGGCGCGAGTGCTGCGGCACGATCTGTTCGAGATGCAGTCCGGAGCAGTCGATGGGATCGACGCCATCGCAAAAGTCTCGATCTGGCTCGCGAACGCCGATTCGCATTTTTCAGAAATCGAGCGCGGCACGGGCTGGAAGGGGAGCAAGATCACGGCTCAGTTTGTGTTCTATGACTTGAGCCAGGGCCAAGCGGCATCGGAAGTCCAAGTGCTGTTCAAAGGAGTGGCGGACGCTCCGGCGGAGATCACCGAATCGACGCTGCGGCTGACGGTCACCAACAGTTTGAACCTGCAGCGCCTGCTTTTGCCGGATGTGCGCGTAGAGCGACGGTGCCCCTGGAAGTTCCCGGCGACGGCGGAGCAGCGAGCCGAAGCCGCGACGGGCGGAGTGAAGGGACAGTATTCGCCGTTCTACCGTTGCGGCTACTCACCGGACGTGCAGGGGGGATGCGGAAGCCTGAACGGCGCGACGGCATACACGAGCTGCGACCGGACGCGAGCGCAGTGCCAGGCGCGCGGGATGTTCGCGAACGGGTCCGCAAGGTTCGGGGGAATCGAGTTCGTGCCGCCATCGACGGTGGTGAGGAGTTACGGAGAGAAGGGCAATCACGAGTCGGCACCGCTGATGAATGAAGCCCGGTACAACGATTTCATCCCGCTGGTTTACGGGACGGCGTGGTACGCGCCGCTGGTGATCTTCTCCAAGAACGACGGAAACCTCACGCACATGGACGTACTGCTGGGCATGGGCGCGATGGAGGGCGTGATCAAGGTCCTGGTCAACGACGTCGATATTCCGGTGGGGCGAGCGGGCTCCAACATGACGGCGACGGGCTGGTACAACGTCGTCACGATGGGCGGCCGGACGGGGACGTTCAATCCCGAGTATGTGGACGCAAGTGGCAATCCGCTGGGCGATCCATACGGCAGTATGGCGGTTCTGAACGTGGTGGTGCCCAACCAGATCAACAACGGAAACAGCCTGCCACAGATCAAGGTTCTGGTGGAGGGGACGAGGCTGGAGCAGTTCTCGGCGGGTGGCAACACGCTGGGCCAGAGCTTCTCGAACAATCCGGCGTGGGTGCTGCTGGATCTCCTGCGGCGGTGCGGGTGGGCTTTGGAGGACGTGGACATCGTGAGCTTCGCGCAGGCGGCGGCGTGCTGCGGCGAGGCGATCACGGCCCTGGACCTTAACGGCAACCCGATCAGTATTCCGCGCTTCCAATGCAATACGGTGCTGAAGAGCCGGCGTTCCGCGGCGGACGTGATCCGGGGCGTGCGAAACGGCTCGCGCCTCTTCCTGAGATACGGCCTGGGCGGATTGCTGGGGCTGCAGGTGGAGAACACGCTGGCGCTCCAGCAGCCGGCGAAGCCGGACGGGAGTAACGCCAGCGAGGCGGTGACAGGCGGATGGCCGGCGTACGAGTTCGGGGACGGCACGGCGGGGGTTTCGGGGATCCTGCGGCGTCCGAGCGGAGAGCCGTGGATCCGAGTCTGGTCGCGGACGACGGCGGAGACGCCCAACCGGCTAAACCTGGAATTTCAGGACGCGTTCAACCAGTACCAGCAGGACAGCCTGTCGGTGACGGATGTGGACGACATGCTGGCCGTGGGGCAGGAAGTCAGCCTGAACCTGCCGGCGCTGGGCATTCCCAACTTTAATCAAGCGGCCAGAATCGCGAAGTTCCAGCTCGACAAGCTGGTGGCCGGCAATACATACGTCGAGTTCGCGACGACGATGCGAGGGCTGAAGCTGAGGCCGGGCGATCTGATTACGGTAACGTACCTGAAAGAAGGATTCGACGAGCAACCGTTCCGCGCGGTGAAGATCGCACCGGGCCTAAACTACTCGACGGCGCTAATTACGGCACAGATCCACCAGGATGCGTGGTACAGCGACAACAACGCAGACGTATTTGGCAGCGGGCTGCCAGGGCGGCGGCCCGGGTACGGGATCGGGACTCCCAGGCCGGTCACCGGGAAGGTGCTGGACCAGTACGGCAATCCGCAGCTCGATATCGCGGAGCAGGACAGCCTCAACGGTGACGGGACGATGACGATCAGCCTGGCGGCGGGCTTCAACCGCCCCCGGCAACCAGCGGTGACCGGGCTCGGCATCCCGCTGATCAGCATTGCGGCCGGCACCCAGAGCACCGGAGGCTCGCTGGCGGGGAACCAGACGCTGTACTACGCCGTTTCGGGGAGCGATGCCAGCGGGCAGGAGAGCGGGCTTTCCTTCGTGGTTCCGGCAACGATACCGAACCTGACGAACACGAATACGGTGACTCTGACCGCGCTGAGCTTCACCAGCGACACGACCAGCTTCTCGGTGTATCGCGGGCCTACACCGATGCAGTTGCTCCAAATCGCTACGCACCAGGCCATGGCGACAAGCTTCACCGACGCCGGCATGGCAGCGAGCCTGACGCCGCCTCCGGATGAAAACTACGATCACACCAACGCGTATTGGCGGCTCGAACTGCAGCCGGAGATCGCGGTTGCGACCGCCTCGGCCAAGACGGTAGGCAACCCGTCGCTGGCGATGGACGCCAACGCGTACGCCGGGATGGTGGTGCGGATCACGCGGGGTGCGGGAGCGGGCCAGGAAAAGATCGTCAGCGCAAACGACACGACCACGCTGACGGTAAGCCAGCCTTGGGACACGGTGCCGGACGGGACGAGTTACTTTACGGTAGCCGAGGCGGGCTGGCACTTCGGATCCGCGGGCAGCAGCGGACCGCTGGCATTTCAGGTTCCGACGCAGGTCGGCGCGACCGTGCAGGTAACGGCGCGGGCAGCGAATGTCTACGACCGGGAGTGCCCTGCGGAGTTGAGTCTGGTAACGCGCCGGCGGATCACGGGCGGAGGAGCCGGGTCGGATGAAGGCGCGCCCCCCGCGCCGGTGTTCGGAATCCTGACCCGCGCGTCGGGCGATGTGGGACTGACGGGAGTAGGATTCGAGAACCTGGCGAACACCAGATCGATTTCCTCCGGCACCTTGGCGCTGTACTACTGGAACGAGCTGACATATCCTGCGCCCAACTTGCTGGGCGCCGACGCCGGCGCCGGCGACACGACGCTGACCCTGGCGCAGGGGCAGAACATCCAGGCCGGCGACCTGATTCAGATCGACGCTGAGTTGCTTCGGGTCGAACAGGTCGGGAACAACGGGCTGCAACTAGACGTTTTGCGGGGCGCCATGGGGAGCACAGCGACGGGCCATAGCGCTGCGGCGCCGGTTTACGGGTTGACAAAACTCAGGCTGGTGGTTCCCTTCGCAGCGGACTTCTTCGGCAGTCCCTCCAGCGGCGAGTTCGACTACTTCGTGCTGTTGCCGGACGTGCGGGTGGCGGCTGCCACCTTCTTCGTGACGAATCCGTTTGGTGACAGCCCGATCTCGACGGCGTGCTTCACGAGCAGAGCCGATGTGGGTCTGAGGACGCTTTCGGGCGGGCAGTACTCGATTCAGGTGGCAGGGAACCTGGCCATCGAGACCAACGCGGCGCCTCCGCTGGTGGTGCAGGGCACGCACTCGGTGTGGAACATCTCGGCCATGGTCACGGGTGCGCCGACGAATGCTCCGGCGATCCCACCGGCGGAGCCGACGGTCGAGTGGGTGCAGATGGACGTGCGGGTGAACGGAGCGGTTTACTGCACGCTGACGATCCCGGCGGACCTGACCTATTCGAACACGGTAAACGGGTGCGGGATGCCGCCACTGCCTGCGGGCGGGTTGGTCACGCTGGACATCACCAGGGTGCCGCAGGCGGCGGGGTCGAAACCGGGGCGCGACCTAACGGTGACGATCAACCTGTAACTTACCTATGCCAGAGACACTCCAAAAGCTTCGGCCAGACCGGGACTTGCAATGCTACTTCCTGCAGCCGTCTGCGATCGCAGCGCTGAGCGCAACCAGCGCCACGGGATTCACGCTATCGGGGAGTTGGCGGCAGCAGTTCGACTGGGCGGTGATCGAGTGGAACCGCGACAACAGCTTCGAGCATCCCCTGTTCCGAACCCTTCCCGACGGAGATCTCAGCGGTCTTGTTCTCACCTATGAGGAGACGCGGACCAACTGCATGCCGATGGACAGCAACCTGGGGCCGACCGTTGGGTGGCCGTACTTGCGGGTCTGGCAGGAGGGAACCCCGGAGGCGGAGCCGGAACTGGTGCCGCTGTACACGCCGGACCGTGCGACCCCCATTGAGGGGACCGCCACGGCGGCCTCGGCCACGCTGACGCTAACCGGGACGGCCACCACCGGAGACTATATCGGTCTGGCGTGGCTCACGGAGCAGTACAACTACCAGGTGCAGTATTGGGACACGATCGAGAGCGCGGTCCGAGGGCTGGCCGATATCATAAACCACCCGAGGGTTGGCTCGAAGTCGCTGGGCGCGACCGCCTCGGGGGCGCAGATCACCCTGACATCGGTAGCGACGGGCGCGGACTGGAACCGGGTTGGCGTTTACGGATTCGTGTACGGGGCAAGCGAGTCGTGGTCGCAGTGGTGGCAGTTGCTGAGCGGTGGCGCGTCGCCTACAAAGTGGCGCATCCGACTGGACTTCGGCAGCCTGCAGATGACGTCGGTGCGGAAGATGCGGTGGACCTACGTACCTGCCTGGCAGAATGGCGCGTTCCAGCGGACGGAGTTCGAGGTCCAGGTGAGCAACTGGACGGTGACGGGAACGAACCGGACGTACTCGGTGGCAGGAACGGGGGGCAGGCGGATCGAAGACGACTCGGCGGCGGTCACATACTCGGACGGGTGGACCGCGTTCAAAGGGTCGTATAACTACTCGAATGGCTCGTACCACTCGACCGAGACGAGCGGGGCTCGAGTGAGCTGCACGTATTCGGCGTCGGTGCCGCATAGCCTTTACCTGGGTGCGGAGCTTCTGGACAAGGGGGCGAGTCTTTCGGTCACGGTGGACGGCGGCGCTCCGATGACGCCGAGCCTGCTTCTGCCTTCACAAGACGCGCTGGTGAGAGTGCCCCTGGGGCAGTACGGCGCGGGAGCGCATACGGTAGTGGCGCAGCACGCGGGGCCGGACGATTCGAACGGCCCTTACACTTTCAACTTCGACTTTCTGGAAATCGCGATCCCGACCAGCGACTTGCCCGAGCTGCCTGCGAACGCGCAACTGAGCCTCGCGACGGACTGGGACACCTACCACTCGATTTGCCTGGCGCCGGAGCGGACGGCGTGGATGATCGACGCGCTCGGCTTTCACGGCCGAGTGAATCACTACGTGGGCGCGATGTGGTTTTACGAACTGGTGAACGCCGGGTTCACGTATGCGTCGGCGCATATCGATTTCACCGGGACCGCGCTTTTCGCCCTCGGCGAGCAGACGTCCATCACGATCGATGGCACGACCATCGACCACCTGCACTACATCGGAGACACGACCGAAACGGTGGTGAAGGCCTTCGAGATGGAGATCAACCGCGGCACGATGTCGGTGAGGGCCGTGGCGCAGGGGACGGGGCTGACGATCTACTCTCGCTCGCTGGGCTCTGCCTCGAACAGCATCACGGTCTCGGCCACCTCGACCTCGACGGCCCCGCTGCCAACCATCCAGAACCTGACCGGGGGCGACAACGGAACGTGGCTCACGGACCTTCAGGCCACGCCGCGACTGAACCGGGCGGCACGAGACTGGACCCGGAGCTTCTTTGCGGCGCTGAAGGGGTACGGCCTGGATGGAGTAGCGGCTCTCAGCATGGAACTGGGGAACGGCGACGACTCGCTGGAGGCGGGTATCGCCCAGCGGAGTCCGAACCCCCGCGGGGAGCCGGTCTGGGTGTCCACGCCGGCGCTGCAGACGAACTTCTCGCCCGCGAGCATCGCGTTCTGGGAAGAGGCGTACCGTGACCTCGCCCAGTTGCAGATAGACGCAGGCGTGCGGCCGTACCTGCAATTCGGCGAGGTGCAGTGGTGGTATTTCCGCAACGACCGGTCGGGGATGCCGTTCTACGATGCCTACACCACTAGCACCTTCTTCGACCAGTACAAGCAAGAGATGCGGTCGATCCTGGATAACACCGCTTCGCCCTCAGATTACTTGCAGGAGACGCAGTTCCTGCCAACGCTGATCGGAGCATTCACCAGCCAGGTTATGGCGTTTGTGCGGGCGTCGTTTCCCACCTGCCGCTTCGAAGTGCTGTACCCGCTGGACGTCAACGACACCGACCTCAACCGCGCGGTCAACTACCCGGCGGACGCCTGGACGCCGGCAGCGCTCGATTGTCTGAAGACGGAAAGCTTCGGCTACACGGGCTCGCGCGATCTGAACAAATGCCTCACGTCGATTCAGGCGCCCGGGGCGCACGGGTTCGCCCCACAGAACAGCGCGCACCTGGTAGGGATCGGCGACTCCACGGCGCCCTGGCTAAAGGAACTGCGGCTGGCAAAGGCGGCGGGGCTCGAGTCGGTGGTGCTGTTCGCACTGGACCAGTTGTGTCTGATCGGGTATTCCCTTCCCCTGCGACCCGGCCTGCGCCGCGCGTCCCTGCAAGGCTGA